GGCCAGCTTTGCACCCAAGGCGGCGGCTTAACACTGCGTGGCAAGCCAATCGTTGAACGCTTGCCACGCAGCATCGCAGCCCAGCGCCACACAGGCAAACGCGCCCGCCTGATGCGCTGCTGTTAGATATGCGACCTGTCCCGCCTCCCACGTGCTTTTTGTGCGGTCACGGCGCTTCAATTCACAAACAAACGTCACACGTCCGGGCAAAATAATATCAGACGCGCCGGGGGCCATGCCTTCGGCTTTCTGCTTTGACATGCCGCCAAACTGACCCCCGCGCAGTTGCTGTTCGTTGCGCGGGTGGACGGCAAGCAGCCCCCAACTATCAGGATATTGCGTGCGCAAGCGATTGAAGAACGTCACCTGCTCGACGCTTTCCGTTGCGCATTTACTGCGAAAATCGGTGTCACCGTAGACACGAAACGGCAGGTCATTTAGTTTCATTCCATCACCTCGACATGATCCGGCTCGACATCGTGCGGCCTGTCGTAACCATAGACGTTGTAAAAGCCGCTGGTCGCATCTTTGCGGTAAGTGATCGTCTTAGGATCGCCGCCCTGTGTTGCTTTCTGAAACGCAGCCCACTGGCCTTGCTGTTTTGTGTAATGGCTGTCAGGGCTAAACCAAATTGAAAACGACCGCCACGGCGTGACAAAATCCGCCCGCACTGTCTTGTTGCCTTTTTGCGAAATGCCCTCACGCGAAACCATCGACACAATTTCATCCGTTTGCATTTCAGTCGGCGTGCGTTTTGTCCGCTGAAAGTCCATGCGAAGTTTTTCGTTAGGGTCAACAATCTCGCATCTGCACTTGCAGCAGTAACGCGCCGCTATATCGTTTGCAGTGCCGCAATGCACGCAGTCTTTATAACTCCACCGATACCCGCAACGCTCGTATGTGCCAAGCGGTCCCGTCTTTTCTTGGTTTAAGCACCGGCGTCCATGATGACCAGACAGCGGCAGTTCTACTGGTTCACCGTCTTTCGTCATAGCGACTTGAACCATGACGCGGTTGCTGTCTAAATCTAGGCAATACCCCGCCTTGTCGCGTTCATAGTCCACATGTTTGATATTGATTGCAAAGTCGTTTTCGTATTCACACGTCGGGCATTCGGCAATGCACTTACCTTCGCTAGCCCCTTTTCCCGCCTTAATTTCTGGCGCAAACAAATCACCGTCGGGGCAATGATCCTCGATATTGGTTGTGTAATCCAAAACCAAGCAATCCGGCTTGTTTGTGTCTAAGCGCAGCCCGCGCCCGATGATCTGTTGCAACAGCCCAACGCTTTCCGTCTTGCGCAAGATCGCAATAACATCAACGTGCGGTGCGTCAAACCCGACCGTAAGAACAGACACGTTGACCAGATATTTTGTTGTGCGCGCCTTGAACGCTGACAAGACCCGCTTGCGTTCACTTGCTGGCGTTTCACCCGTCACAAGCGCAGACAAGCCCGGCGGCAATGACGCCATGACCTCCTTTGCGTGCTGGACCGTTGCGGCGAAAAACATAACACCGTTGCGGCTTGCAGACTGCGCGACAACATCCGCAACGATTGCCGCCGTTTTGCGTCCGTGTCCGTGATATGCGCGGTCAACGGCTTGGCTGTCAAACTTGCCCTGCCCATTGGCCGTCAGGCTGGCCGTGTCATAGCCTTCTGTGCCTGCGGAACCCAGCACGGGCTTTGTCAGAAAACCAAGGTCAATCAGTTCCGGCGCTGTGATGCGGTCAACCAAAATCGGAAAATAGGGGTCGCGGGTTGTTTCGTCGCTGTTGACCTTGCCGTCCGGCCACTGGCGAAAGATGTAACCGCTGCCAAGGCGGTAGGGCGTTGCTGTCAGGCCGATAACGCGCAGCATCGGGTTGCCGTCGCGCATTGCGTCAATGATGCCTTTAATGGTCGGCGTCAGGCCGTGCGCTTCATCAATAACAACCGCCGCATAGCCTGATTGAAAGCGGCTGATGCGGTTTTTTACGGTCAATGGCGAACCAAAAACCACGTTGTGTCGCAGGTCTTTTGCGCCCGCACTTGCGCTAAACATGCTGGCCTTGTGACCGGAATTTATCATCTTTTCTCTATTTTGTTGCACCAACTCGGCAGACGGAGCAAGGCAAAGAACCTTTTTACCCGTAGTCTGGTGAATTGTCGCAGCCAAGGATGCAATGATAAGTGACTTTCCGGCACCCGTTGCCGCTTCGATCAAGCAAGGATCAACGCTAGCCTTAATGTGCTGCCAAACGGCGTCTGCCGCCTTCAATTGGTACGGGCGCAGCTTCATAGGTAACACCACGAAAATCCGTATGCTAATTTTCTTTCATTCCTGCAAACCATTGATATATTCCCCTGTGACCCGTTCATGGCTTTTGCCGCAGATACTGCGCTATCAAAGATAGCCCCATCTGACCTTTTTACCTTTTTACTTCTTTTTACACCCTTCATACTTTTGTACGATTTTGGCTCGCTGCCACATTTGGCCCAAGTCCTGTCATATGCAGTGTGTAGGTTGCCAGTTATGCAAGATGATATGTTGCATCGTGAAGCAGTGGGGTAGCCGTTTACCCTCAGCCAAAGTTCAGCTAACTTTCCACTGTCGAACCGCTCGCCTCTGTCGGATACAATAGCAACGCTTACACGCTTTGAAATTTCCTGTCTTTCCGCTAACGTTCTTGGCCTCTGTGGCTTTCCAATTTTGGCAATGGACATTTTCTTTATGCTTTCCGCGCCAAGCCCTCTACATCCGTCACCGCCATCTGTCATGTTGCAAAGGTTTGCCCTTCCCAACCTTCTAATTAAAGCAGTCTCAAATGAAAATGCGCACTGTGATTTTGAAAAGAATGCCAGCCGTTCTGCTGTAAACCCGTATTTCGCCACTACTCTATTCCAATGAATGTTTCTGCACAAAATATCGCCTGACCGTTTGCCAGAGCCTTTACCCACATAGAAAATCTGGCCAGACTTTGAGCCTGACGCATATTTATGAACGTAAATGTAAAATTGTTTGGTCAAAATAGAACCCCGCTAAGGTTGCGCTGATGTTAGAAGTTGGGCCAGCGTGTCAGCGTTACACACGTTCGGGAGCAAACCTAGGCCCAACAATTTAAGTATATAGCAAGAATTGTCGGGCTGCAAGCTATCGAAATAAATCCCCTTGCTGTTTTCTTTGTTGCTGTGTTTCGGCCCGCGCGGCCCGCGTAAAATCACGCTTGCGCAGGCCCGCTAGGTTAATAATGTGCAAAGCCCGGACAGGGTGAACCGCTTGCAAGCGGGCAAAAACGGCGGCGTGTCGCGCTGCCACCGCTTCGCATTCATCCGCCGTTTGTGCCGCAATCAATTCCGCGATGATCTTGTTTGCGGCATCGTTTGCGCGGTCCTCCTGTTCTGGCGTCACTTTAGCTGCCAGCCTTCGCTTGCCTTGCCGCGCCATTGCTCAAGATCCGCATCGGGCAGCAACACGCCAATGGCTTTTGCATACGACACGGACCCCTTGCGCTTCACAAGGGTAAGATTGCGCCCGCCTATCACCGCGTCACGCTTGCCGGACATTTCAACCATGCGGGCCACAATGTCTTTTTTGCGTGCGCTAGCGTTGTCGATCGCTTCGGACAGTTCGTCATATTCCGCAACCAGCTTGGCAGCTTCGGGCGTGTCATATTCTTGACGCTTTGGCCCCACAAAGTCGGCAGGATCGGCGGCCTTGGCGCGTTCCCATATTTCGCGCAGAATTGGTATGTGGGTGTCAAGCCAGTCCATCTTGTGCCAAACACGTTCTGTCATCGTGCCATGTGGAGACCATTGATAAAAATCGCAAAAATCGCGGCCCGTGCAAAACATCTGGATTTGAATTTGCGCATAATAGTGCGGCTGATCTTTGATTGACTTAAAGACCGGCGGGTTTTTGTTGCGCTTGCCAAATGGGCATTTTATTTCTAACATCCCCCATTCGCTATTTATCAACCCGTCGGGCGACGCGCCTAGCCAATCCGCATATGGTGCAAAGGCTAGATCCTTAACCTCATACCCCGTTTCCATGCAGTATTCCACAAGCGCACCGGCTTCGTGAAATGTGCCGTATTCCGTTGCGACGTTGCCGACAAATTCCGACGGCATCCCGTGCATTGACCGCACAAGGCTGCGAAACCCGTCTGCCTCGCTTGTGTGCGGTGACAGCCCAAGCAATGCACCCGCGCCGCTTGCCGTGATCCGCCCGGCCCGCGCCGCAAACCATTGAGGTGTTCTTTGCTCCATCACCACTTTTCCCCAAATACTTTTGCAAAAGCTGCGTTTAAGATCGTGTCCATTTCTTCGCGTGTCATTTTTTTCTCCTTGTTACTGTTGACCAACGGCGCGTTGATTGTGCGCCGCTGGTTTTGTTGCGTCGAAATTAAAACGGGATTTCGTCGGAATCAACAGACGACCCGCCGCCATATGTGCCACCGCCGCCGCTTGCAGGTGCTTGGCTTGTCTTGGGCAAAGGCTCGTTGCTGATCTGCAATGGCTTGTCAGACGGCGAAACCGCGCTGACCCAATTCCCCGCCATATCGGTTCCGTCGCTGGTTGTCATTGACCAGACCATCAATTTTACAACCATCGGTTTGTTAGAAAGGTGCAGCGTCAAGGTTTCATCTGTCGGTTGTTCGCCGGTGCGGGTAAGGTTTCCGCCCGCGTTTGCGTCAATGGCCGCCAGCATCCGCCGCGCTTTGTCGCGCTTGGCCTTGGCCTTTGTGTCGTCTTTGGCGTTTGGATCAAAATCAGTTACCCACAACTTATGAAACACCTTGCGGCCCTTAACGGCTTCGGGGGCCATAACAGACCAACGCAATTCGATATATGCAGGGCTGTTTTTGTCGTCTTTGTCTTTGTTGGCCCATTTTGCTTGGTCA